CTCTTTCCCTACACGACGCTCTTCCGATCTCAAGGTTTAAGACGCTGGGAGCTAAAAGATACATGGTGCAAGAACCTAACGCACTAAAAGCAGGTGGACGGGCATACGATTTCAGTTTAACCGTATCGGGTGTAAATAAAAAGGCGGCGATACCGTATCTTATTGAAAAGTACGGCGAAAACGGTATCTTTGATGCGTTTACCAACTATCTGGATATTCCGCCGCAAGCAACGGGCAAAAACATACACACGTACATAGATTACGAGATACAAGGCGATATAACCGACTACAAAGGCAGCACGGCGCACTACAACGAACGCACGGGCGTACATTTAGAGCCAACGGGGTACAGCCTTTCCCTTTCGGTTATGTATATAAATTATTTGCGAGGTATTAAATTTAAGGACTAAAATAAAAGAGTTATGACAGCAAGAAAGACAAAGACAGACAAGCCGAAATTTTACGACTTGAAAGCGATTTTAAGCAAAAACGCCGATTATAACGTGATATTTGGCGAAAGGTCAAACGGCAAGACTTATGCAGCCTTGAAATATGGTTTGGAAAACTATATCAAGACGGGCAAGCAAATGGCGTATATACGCCGATGGCGTGAGGACTTACGGGGAAAACGTGCCGAAAGTCTGTTTGCAAATCACGTGGCAAACGGGCTTATTGAGGAACTGACAGAGGGCAAATTTAACGAAGTGTTCTATATGTCTAACAAGTGGTTTTTGTCGTACTACGATGCAGAGAAAAACAAGCGGACACCCGACCCGACCCCGTTTTGTTACGGGTTTTGTTTGTCCGAGCAGGAACACGAAAAAAGCAGCAGTTACCCGAATGTTACAACGATTGTGTTTGATGAGTTTCTAACACGGCGGTATTATTTGCCCGATGAGTTTATGTTGTTTATGAACTTGTTAAGCACGATAATACGCCAGCGCAACGATGTTAAGGTTTTCATGTTGGGTAACACGGTAAACAAGTTTTGCCCGTACTTTACGGAAATGGGATTGAAGCAAGTGCCGTTCATGGAGCAGGGAACGATAGATATATACCGCTTTGGCGAACACGGCGCAATAGTGGCGGTTGAGTATTGCAGCACGATAGTACAACACAAAGCCAGCAACAAGTATTTTTGTTTCGATAATCAAAACTTGCAGATGATTACGGGCGGTAAGTGGGAACTTGCAGTATATCCGCATTTGCCGTGCAAGTACAAGCCGCAAGACGTGTTGTTTGTGTACTATATCAAGTTTAACGATGTTGTTTTGCAGGGTAACATTATCCAAGTAGGCAACGAATGTTTCACGTACATACACGCAAAGACAACCCCGATAAAAGATGAGGAAAACGCTTTGATTTATTCGCTTGAAATGAACGGCAAACCGAACTACAAACGCAAGTTGTTAAGTACGGCAAGTTATGTTGAACAACAAGTCGCACGGTTTTTCGCAATAGACAAAGTTTTCTACCAAGACAACGAAGTCGGCGAAATAGTACGCAATTATCTAATTACGAGCGCAAAGACAAACATTGTTTCGCTGAAATGAAAATAACGGGCGGTTTGGTGTAAATTTCGTGCCAAACCGACCGCTTTACGAAATAAATGCCTATCTTTGCAAGTAGTAACTAAATTATAACGATATGGACGCAAATACTATTATTCAAATCATTTCAAGTTTGGGTTTTCCGATTGTGATGTGTGGCGCATTGTTTTGGTATATGGTGAAACAAAGGCAGGCGCACCAAGACGAAACGGAACACCTAAAAGACACGATTGCGGAAAATACGAAAGTGTTAGCCGAATTAACAACGCTTATTAAAGTTTTGACAGATGAGAAAGAAAGATAACATTTACAAGTTGTACCAGCAACAAATACGGGACAAAGACACCGCCGTAACCGAATTTATTGCAAACACGTTGGCGAAAACTCAAAGTATGTTTGAGTATGAGGGTTTGCCCGACAGCATACCGCAAAAGGAATTGGAGCGGCTTTTGCAGACCACGGGCAACGCCTTTGTTACCAGCGTGGACGGGGTTTTGTATGCGCTTTCGGGTGGCAAAGGCGGCGAACCCGATGCTTACGGACGGGCAACGCTTTACACCGTGGCGAACCCTGCATTAAAGTTAAACAAAACCTACGATATTCAGAAAGACGGGGTTTTGATTGAGAATGAAAGCAACGGCGAAAGCCTTTTGCCGCTTATCGGGCGTTATGCAGTCCTGCATACTGACGGGCTTATTTCGTTGAACACGGCAAGCATTTTGACCCGTATCACGATGCTTATAAGTGCCAGCGATGACAAGACAAAACAGAGTGCCGATGAGTTTTTGCGCAAGATAGAAAACGGCGAATTTTCAATTATCGGGGAAAACGCATTTTTCAAGGGCGTAAATATGCAGACAGCCCCGACCACAAACAGCGTGTATATTACACAACTTATTGAACTGATACAATACTACAAAGCGAGTATGTACAACGAATTGGGATTGAACGCAAATTATAATATGAAGCGTGAACGGCTCAATTTGGGAGAGGTAAGTATGAATGTGGACGTACTTTTGCCGTATGTGGATAATATGCTAAAAGAAAGACAAAATGCAGTTGAGAAAATTAATGCGATGTATGACACCGAAATTTCGGTTAAACTTGCTTCAAGTTGGGGTTTGGAAAGGGATAATTACAACGCTTTGGCGGCTGATTTGGAAACGGCAAAGGAAAACCCCGACCCGACAGACGAACCCGACCCGACAGAGGAAACCCAAGAAACAACGGGAACGGACGGAAACGACACGGAAACGACAGAAACGGAAACGGAACAAACCGAAACGACCGAAACAGAGGAAACCAAAGAAACGGACGGGAACGACACCGAAACGGAACAAACAGAAGAAACAGAAGAAAACAAAGACGATAAGCAATGAAATACAGCGAACTATTTACAAAGGGTAACGGGATATTCGCAACGGTTTTCAAGACTGAATACCCGACAGAGTACGCCGCTATTTTCGGCGATACCGACCCGAACAAGTTAGACGCTTACGCCTTACTGATGTACGGCGGCAAGACCGTTGTAAGCAGCATAACCAGCGACAACGCAAGCGATGTTGTTTCGGCGGTGATTGAGGTAAACGTGCAAGGTTGGGAACGTGAAGCGGCGGCGATGTTAGCCGATTACGATGTACTGACACCCGTAACGGGCAGCGTTGAACGGACGGAAACCGTAACTTTGCAGGAAAGCACCGACAACACCGAAACGGGCGCAAACAAGGCGTTTAATGACACCGATTTTTCAGACAGCGACCGAAAGACCGCAAACGATGAGAGAAACCGCACAGAGGAACGCCAAACAACCGAAACCAGCAAAGGAACGGGCGCAAGCAAATCAATTTCGACCGAAATTTCAAAAGAATTGCAGTTAAGGCGTGATAATTGGAGAAAAAACATTATCTTTGCACTTGTAAGAGAACTAACAACGAGTATTTACGAATAACTAATTTTAATTTTTAGCAATATGGAAGTAAAACAGATTTACACGCTTATTAACAGCGTTTCGGGTGAAGTGTTGGGGCGTACTGACATTGTAGCCGAAGACCTTACGGGCATTGTGGATTTAGGCACGGAAGTGTTTAACCAAAATGCAGTGGATAATTACGTTAAATCACTTGTAAACCATATCGGCAAGGTGATTTTCGTAAACCGACCTTATGCGGGCAAAGTGCCGAGCGTTTTAATGGATGCGTGGGAGTTTGGCAGCGTATTGGAAAAAATAAGTGCCGATGTTCCCGAAGCCGAGGAAAACGACACGTGGAACTTGACGGACGGACAGAGTTACGACCAAGATGTTTTCCACAAACCGACCGTTACCGCAAAGTTTTTCAACTCAAAGGTTACGTTTGAAGTGCCCGTATCAATCACCGAAAGGCAGGTTAAGGAAAGTTTCAGCAACGCCGCACAACTCAACGGATTTATTTCGATGATTTATGCAGCCGTTGAAAAGTCAATGACTATCAAGGCAGACGCTTTGATTATGCGCACAATTAACAATATGATTGCGGAAACGGTTTTGGCTGATGCGGTTGCGTTTGGCGGTACGAAAGGCAATTTAACCAATGCCGACCTTTCCAGCGCAAGCACGGCACGTTGTGTAAACCTTTTGAAGTTGTACAATGACAAGTATTTCCCTGCAACGGGCGATGGCGAGCTGACCCCGAACCCTGACGCACTGACAGCGGCAAAGGCGATAACAGACCCCGATTTTATTCGCTTTGCGTCTTACGTAATGGGAACTTATGCCGACCGCCTGCAAAGCATTTCGACCGTGTTCAATGTTGGCGGCAAGGAAAGATTTACGCCGAAAGATATGTTGCACGTTGTACTTTTGTCCGACTTTGCAAAGGCAGCACAAACCTATCTTTATTCCGACACGTTTAACCGTGGCGATGTGCTTTTGCCGCAAGCCGAAACCGTACCTTTTTGGCAGGGCAGCGGAAAGAACTACGACTTTGCCAGCACGGGTAACATTAATATCAAGGAAAGCGGCGGCAAAGCCGTTGAAATTTCGGGCGTGTTGGGCGTAATGTTCGACCGTGATGCGTTGGGCGTTTGCAATCTTGACAGACGGGTAACAACGAACTACAACGCAAAGGCAGAGTTTTTCAACAACTATTACAAGTTTGATGCAGGGTATTTCAACGATACAAACGAAAACTTTGTAGTATTCTTTATTGAGTAACTCAATAGGTATTAGATTGTTTAACTTTGGCGGTGTGGGTGCAGGTGAAAGCGCACCGCACCGCCTTTTTTCTTTGCAGATATGACAACGATAAACTTTTATTCATACAACGGACACCCGAACACGGTAAACAAGCAGTTGGGCGAGTTTACGGCGATTGAGGGCGATTTGCGGCAAACTTTCGATGTGTTGCGCCCGACCGTAACACTACGAAAGCAGCCCCGATCGACTTTCAATTATTGTTACATACCCGATTTGGGGCGTTATTATTTCGTGGATAGGGTAAGTTTTGAGGGAAACAACGCCTACGAGTTAAGTTTACGTGTGGACGTGCTTAAAACCTACGAAAGCGAGATTTTGGCGGCAACGGGGCGTGTATCTGAAAGCGACAACCCCGACCCGTATATTTCCAACCGTGATACCGTTTACAAGCGCACCCCGAATTTCGAGAAAGTGCCGTTTGCAAATACGGGCTTACTCAATGAAACGGGCGGTATTATTATGGTAACATTAAAAGGAACAACCGAAAATTAAAAGAGTATGGCAGTAATTGTAAATATACCTAATGCACACGATGATAACAGCCAGTGGAACGCAAGCGGCGGTTATTGGGATATAAACGTAAGAACGAATGACGGTTATTTGTTTGTAGGCGATATTAAGGCGGTTTATAACAGCACAAGCGGCTACCCGAAAAGCGTTGTTTTGAAGCAAAACGGCGCAAAGGTTTGGGCATTTGGTGAGTTGTCCGAAACCGATGCAGACACGGAAATAACTATCACGGGAAACACCCGAAGCAAAAACGATTTGGAAGTTATAAACAACATACCGAACACGACCGCAACGGGAACAAAGGGCAGCAGTTATTTTGATGCGAGCATACAAGTAACGGCAAACGAGGGTTACAAGATAACGGCGGCGCAAGTGGAGTTTACGGACGGTTACGGCTCCCCCGATACGAAGGACTTGACAATTTCGCCAGACGGTAAAACGGCAAGTTGGGAGTATGACAATGCCGACACGGGCGAGAGTTTCACGCTTACGGGTACGACAGCCAGCGAGGGAACACCCGAACTTAAAGTTACGAACAACATAACGGGCAGCGGCGTAACCGAACAACATACGTTTGACGGGGAAACGGCAACTTTCACCGTTACGGGGCAATACAGCCCGAACAAAGTGCGTTTCTTTGACCTCAAAGCGAGTTACACGAACAAGGCAGGAACAGTGACCAAAACGCCGTTTGTGGTGTAGGATTTGGAATACAGCCAACAAGCAACGCTAACCGTTACCGACATAGACCCGACAAAGCCCGTAACGCTTACGGGAAGTTACGATTATGTGGTAGAAATTTCTACAAACCTATCAAATTGCACCGCTAACGAGGACTTGCCGCAATATGTGAAAGACGGGGAAACGGTAAATGTTACATTAACGGCAAACGATGGTACAGAATTTGACACCGAAAAAAGTACACCGAAATTCTATTACAAGAACGCAAGCGGCTACCCTCAAACGCAAGACCTTAGGATTTCAAGCGATAAAAAGACGGCAACGGGAAGCATACAAGTAAACACTAATTGGAGCGATTTTGCAGTTATTGGAAGTGCGTACCCCGTTACCGTTGTGGGCGAGCAGTACGGCGCAATAAATGTATATTTGGTAACGCTTGACGAGTTGGCAGAGTTTAGCGGCAAACGGTTTTTCAAAGAAACGGGAACAGACCCCAGCACGGGCGCACCCATATACGAAAACATAGATTTGGGCGCATACGTGAACAAAATACGCCGTGTTTACACCAACATAGGCGCAAGCAGCACCGATGTAATACGATGCGGCAACTAC